ATCCTACAATAATTATCTTCTTTTTCATATTATTACTTTCTATTAAAATAGCGACCTTGATGGGACTTGAACCCACGACAACTGCCGTGACAGGGCAGTGCTCTAACCAACTGAGCTACAAGGCCTACAACTTATACTGCTGGTGTTGGTGGTGGTGGTATTAATCCAGAGTGGATAGGACATAGATGTGAATCTGTTGTACCACTAACTACTGCCCAATATGCTGGAAGTGTAGTGTCTAGACCACGGTTATGGCATTCCATCTCCTTAGTATTGCATGTATAGATTAGTGCTGGATTAACAGTCATAATTAATCCTGTACTTTCTTAGGTGCTGCCTTTTGGGTAGCTGCAACTTTCTTGGCAGGAGCTGGTGCTGGAGTAACAGCTGGAGCAGCTGGAAGTGCACCAAGAAGCCATGAAAGCTTTGGATACTTCTTTTCAGCAGCACGAATAGCACCATAGTAGACAGTTGAAAATACAGGAGCAAGTACAGCAAACTGACCGCTCTTGAGACTCCAACCCTTACTTGCAAACCAGGCCACTACTGTACCTACAGCAACTGGAACACCAGTTCTTACAACATTACGGATATATGCTTGTGTATTCATATTTCTTTCTTTCTCTAGTCCTTGAACTTCAAGGAGACTTGAACATTATTTACTTGAGTACGAAGGCTATTGGCTAATCCAGTGATGGTTTCAGTAATCTCACTACTAGCGAGTTCATCACTTTGACTATTAATAGCATCATAACTTATGTTAATTGTAATTTTTTTCATATTCACATAATAATGTGTTATTTAAGAAAAATCAAGATACCTTATTGCCCTTAGTGGTATCAACATTAAATGCACTTGCAAGATCTGCAGGCATCATTTGAAAAGGATTTCTATTAAAAATAATTCCACCGGCCCATAGGCTCTGTGACACTACTGCACTACAAATCATACTGTTATTTAATGAAAATTGTAGTTTAATACCAGTAAGCAATTCAACTGTAATACTGGCAATTGTAAACCAGCCATACTTGTCTTTAACGAAACTTTTACAGGCAGTGACAGCTTGATCTCTACTCTGCTTATTGAGTTTAGTGTTTACCAGATAGTATTCTACATCTTTATACTCATCAATATGAGCGTATCTTACTCCACGACCAACAGCCTCTACAATAGTGCCATTTTCATCTACAATCATTGCTGTATGATTCCAGAAGGCAAAAGGTTTCATGTCACCATGATATCTAACAAACTGCCCAAATCGTATAAACTTAGCTAATACTCCTGTAGTTGAAACTAAAATAAAGTCACCTGGATTAAACTTAACAGGCTCTTGACCTGCTGCAATTACTTTATAGTTAGTCATCATCACCGTCACTGTCATTTGCTCCATCATTATCGTCATCATGCCCTGCTTCATTATCATAAGCAAGATGCATTAATATAGGTTCTCTAGAACAGAATCTATTACCCCAACTGTCTCCCATAATTTGCTCACCATCATCATAATTGCCCGTCCCAAATTGGTTGGCTCCTGGAAGCTCCTGACCACTCTTGGGTTCATCTTCTTCTACTGGCACTCCCTTAAGACTACCTGTAGATACTCCTGTACCTATAAGAGGAGTTCCATTACTGGGAATTGTACTCTCTTCACCAATTTCTGAGAACCAACTATTGGTAGCACTATCGAGTCCGGTACCAGTATTGTTTAAAGTTTTGCCCTTACCATTTTCATCCCAGGCAGTAGGACCTCTAGTCTTTAACGGAGCATTGTCAACACTATCGATTTTAGTTTTTAAATCAAAGGGTTGAGCAAATTGACTACCACCAGCATCGGTAGCAAACTTTTTATATCTATTTTGAAATACATTTGGTAGTTCATCCACTACTGTTGCCTTTGAGTCTAGATCTTGGGGACCCACAGATTCTTGATCTTGATCATCTCCACCAAATCCTTCAGTGAAAGTAGGTGCACCCTGCCCTCTTAATGTACCTGGGTCAGCTTGCTTAATCCAACTACTTCCACCCTTACTCATACCAAGCCCAAATACTCCTACTGTTTCTTTGTGCTTTATAGGGGGTCCATCAGGTCGGTCAGCATTATCAATCTTATACTCCATTTGAGAGATTGGTTCTTCTCCATCTTCACGAGTATTTTCTCTTAAGATTTCTCCACCAGCAAATGCATTGGCTTCCATTCCATCGAGTTGACCGGTACCTAGTTCCTGTTTCTCTGCGTTTATCTTGGGTAGGCTAAGTATCTTTAAACGTTTTAGACTCTCACCTGTAGTAACACTTTCAATGAAATAATTCCAGAGTAGTTTGTCTCTTACTAGGGTTGGAGTTAATCCATGACCAATCGTAACTGTAATAGTTAGAATATTGCCATCTACTGTAACTTCTGGATTAGCATTTAGGCCTTCAAATTGCATGATGAGTGAGCGAACAATGGCTTCACGATTGTCCTCATTTATATAAGGAACAAATTTACATTTGAAACTTCTTCTAGATACATCACTCATAGTACTCCTAGGTTATAGACTATGTGAATTTAGAGAAGTTTTACAGGTTGGGATATTTCTTCTTCATGAAGTGCTCTAAGCTAGCACCTTCATAACGTCGACAAAGATAATCTAGACTAACAAACATGGGATCATAGCTACCATCTTTTACTTGATGCTTGACCACAATGCCTCGCCAATGAGCATTTCCTTGAGGACCTTTATAGTCTTCATCGTGAAGGTAGCAGGCACCAGCAACAAGTCCATGTTGACTTTTACCATCTACAAAACGAAGTCCATACATAAGAGTCTGTTGGTGGCCCATACTAAATGAGTGACCAATAGTCTTAAGACGAGTTTCAATATTTTGACCACCATAAGGCTTACCAGTCATAGGGTTATAGAAGAAGTGAGCATAACGAACACCATCTAGGTTAATTACCTCTTGGTACCCACTAACATTCCAACCACTACGTTCATAATCCAACTTACTAATATCAAGCATACCTTCAAGTTGAGGATTGGCATCAATAGTTCGGTTAATGCGATCTTCATGATTGCCTAGGGTAATATATCTTTCAGGATTCCAAATTTTAGTTTTGGTCCTTCTACGATTGGCATTAAAGTCATAAAGAGGTTGATTGAGTATTCTCCATGCTTCATTGGCAGAATCTAGATCGTCTTGGTAGCGACGACCTTCCATTTTCTTTTTACCTGCATCCCAGTGAGACAGACTAGGCATATCAGCGTGGTCACCAATGTGAATAATTTTAATATTTTTATTGTGATACTCATCAACAATAAATTGCCCAATCCAACCAAGGTGGTCAGTGGGTACATCAAGCTTAGCTTGAGTATCTGGAATCATAATATGTGTTACGGGTAAATCTAAAACTTCCGACACTTCTTCAGTCACTGTATCTCCGATTAGTTAGAGTCTGTCCCGTCATCATCTACATCAGTATTCTTAGTTTCAATAGAGTTCTGTGGGTCATTATTTTTCTTAATTTCCTGAGCTACTTCATTTGATTCTTTGACTAGTCTTGTGCCTTGTTTCGGGGCTTGGCTATATCTTATCATAATTTAGTGCCTTTCCTTATGTGTATCAACTTTTTTCTTTAAAGTTTCCTGTAAAAATTTAAGAGCTTTTTGTTCATCTTTTGGTAGTGGTCCCTGCCAATTAACTGAGTTGTTTCCAGAGGTTTTAATCTGGCCAGAGTAGCGTCCATTCTCTCCAATCAATAATGATTCAAATTGAAGATCACATTGAGGACATTGCCACTTAGAAGAGTCTTGTAAGACTTGCTCAACCTCCAAAGAGGGGCCTACTATTTTATTGAAGGTTATTCCTTCTGGTAATTCAAGTGACATAGACTAGTTGCAGTTGAGAGCGAACATACCCAATTGTTTTAGGTAGTCTTCCACTTTCTTATCATGTATTTGAGCAATAGTAGTTAGTGAACTAAGTAGTATACCTGTTAGTGCACTAAACAGCTCAATAGGGTCTGACTCGAGGACCATAGCATAAGCCTCATCCTCTTGCTCACTAATTATTGCTGTTAATATGGCTACTACACGACTGATGTTCTCTGCAGTAGTGTCCATTATTTTTCTCCTAGTGAAGCCTTTAAGAACCAATTCCATTTCTGGTGCATATCAATTCTTTCAGCAATAAAATTAGCTACACCCTGTTCATTGGCGTTGTTAGCAATTATAAATGCTGATTTAAGATTTTCCAAGTACTTACTGTTCATATTAATAAACTTACGAGTGAGTACTAGTGGA